GATGCGGTTGCCAGGGATAGGGCTGCCTGATGGCGGCACGATGTTGACCGTAAGTGAGACAGCGCCGCCGCTAACATTGGTCGCCGTGAACTTGTCAATGATGACGCGCGATGGCGAGGTGTAATCTGCCGTCAAGGTTATGCTGGCAAACTTCGGCTGGATCAGTGCGTTTGGCGTGATGCTCATGTCAATCTCACAAGGTGATGCCGGCTTGTTGCAGACGAGCAATGATAGCACTGATTGCCGTTCGTGCCTGGGCATCAATCGTGGCACCACCAGCCGGCGCTGTAATCGCTGCCAGCCCAAGCCCTGCGCCATTATGCGCCCGCACTAGAATCTGCCCCTCAGTGCTGCTGACTAGCAATACCGTCCCCACCCGGACGGCCAAGGCTGGCGCTGTTGCTGTCAATGCGCCTGGCGTAGTGCTGCTGGCATAAACCGTGTTGCCAGCCGCAAAGGCGCTGGTATCGACGTTATCGAGAATGCCAAAGACCATTGCGTAGCCTTCTTCGCCGTCCGCAATGTCTTCCGGTAAGATGCCGACAACCGTATTAGGCGATTGAGTGCCATCCGCCGTAAAAGCCTCAACGTCCAGCACATTGCCTGCCGTTACGCCGACAAAGCGAACCACCGTTCCCCGCGTCAATGTTGCGCCGCTGGTGTTCCCCACATTGCACAACGTATCAAAGCCGATCCGCAGCAACGCCCCTCCATCCAAGCCGAGGCTCAACGTCTCCGATACAGCATCCCAGCCCATGCGCCCAAGCGTTGGAACGAATGATGAAAAACGAGCAAAGTTGATTGTATCAACCGCAGGCGTTCCGGTGATCGGCGGCGCAAGTGGGAGGTAAGCCCCTAGTTCTGCAAGCGCCGCTACCGTGGTCAATTCTGTGCTGGTCGCGTCCTCAGACGCAAACAGCCGTTCAAACTGCCGGATTGCCTCCGGGTCATCTCCAACGATCCGCGCAATCTGGGAGCGCGTAAGGCCCAGCTTGCGAACCATTAGTATGCCAACGGCTCTATAGCCGCCTCCAGCCGGGCGATGGTGATATGCGCGTCACTGTTGCCCTGGAAGCGTTGAATCCGCCAGTTACGCATCCAACCCTGCCTGAACCAAACAAGGCGCTTAGAACGCTGCCCAAAGCCTCCTACGTTGATTGTTCGCGGCTGTGACCAGATCACCCCGTCCACCGTATAAGACGTGTTGATCGTCGGGGTCGTGCCGAACGCTACCGAACCAGTCAGCGCCACAAGTTCAAGCGAGGCCATGATCGCGCCTTGCCCGTTGTTGTAGACAATGCCGGTGGATATCTCCCAGCGCACCCGTTCGCCCCAATGGCTGCTAATGTCGCGGTTGAGATAGCCAACCGCGTTGGACTGCGTATCAGCCACCAGCCACTCATTGTAAGCCCAGAGCAGATTGCGGGCGCGGTATTCGGCAAAGTCAACGATGGCGGTCGTTAGCACCGTCCAGACAGGCTGTTGCAAGGCTTGCGATGCCCCAGCGTCATAGACAAGGCAGCGGTCGGGCAGATGCATATAAAGGAACTGGTGCGCCCGATCATTGCGCGCCTCAAGCACGACGGTAGAGAGTTGCGCCTCGGTGTAGTTCAACAGCAGTTCGTCTATTTCTTGCGTGCTGATTTTCGCCGCGTTTCCATTGCTGCCAACATAGACGCCGGGCGCTTCGTTGCGGGCGCTGCCCAAAAACGCCAACGCTTCCAAGAAAACACAGCACGCATTGGTTCCTACTCCGCCCTTTTGAATCTGTGCGCCATTGATACGCTGGAACGGGAACAACTCGCCGCCCACGTTGTCAAACACTTCAATCGTATTCCGGTTGACCGCGTAAATCTCGTTCCGAATCTTGACCAGCGCAACCACCGGATCGGGGTCAATCTCACTGCTACCATATTTCAGAGGATTGACCTGTGTAGGGTCGGTCAACTCCGTAACCACAAGGAACTCACCGTCCGTGGTCATGAAATAACCGTCAACCCACACCACATCTAAGACGGTGCCAAGGTCAGGATCGGTGACTTGCGTCAACGTGGTTCCGTTCCAGTAGTACAACCGCCCGCCGCTGGCGATGGCCAGTCGATCGAAGCTATAATCAAATGTGCATTGCCCACCGTTGCCCACATCGCCAAGGGTAGTAACAGTCCCGTTAGCGGCAATGCTGACGAGGCTTGTCCCCATGACGCGATAAGGCACATCGTTCCAAACAATGCCGCCACGCCCGATCCCTGGCCCGGTGCCGTTGGCTACAAAACCAGAAGCCGGGCGCAGATAGCCATCACTGATGCCAGTGCCTTTAGGAACGGCAAAGAAGTTGACTGGATACGCCGACCGGAAATCGGGCGATATATCGGCAAAGATGCCGTTCAAGATGGGGATTTGAACCATCTATGCCCAAACGCGGTAAGGCACTGCCGGCTGGACGCTGATCGGCTCCAACGCGGCAAGCTGTTCGTCGGTAAAGTTGCCACGGAGATTTGTGTGCCAGCCTGGATAATGCTCCTCAATAGGCTCGTCAGCCCATGTCGGGCGCTCAAACCGGCTGAATGATCCGATGTGATCGACCGACATGCCAATCACCGGGTTCCCTTCGTCATTGATGACGCCCGCAGCGGTGAGGGCAGCGGCCATCTCATCTTCGGTGGCGGTCATTAGGTAAAGGTCGATCATGCTGTGAGTGCCTGTAGCTGCGCATCGGTGAGACGTGAAGCGTAATATGCGATGGAACTAAGGTGGCCGTTGAGATAAGTCAAACTTTGCCCAAACCCTATTTCTGCTTGTGTTACGGTGGGAACCGTTCCAGAAGTGCCTGCGGTAGCAAGAGTTCCGTTGTTTACCCCCCTAAAGTCGCTGTTTGCGTAAGCCAAAGCAGCACGATAAGGCCCAGAGGCAGCAACAACTTGTTGATTGTATTGCGAAGTTCCGCCATCAACTACTATAGTAGCTGAGTTTGTATTTGCGGAGTTACGCCTAATCTGCATACGTTCGCTTGTTGTTGCGTCGGACACCGAAAATGCCCCCAGTGGCGTAGGGACTACGGCGGTAGTCGTATCATAAAACGCCACCATTGTTCCCTCGCTCTGGTTATACCAGCTTGAGAAATTTGTACCTGTCATTACCGCGTCGTCATGATTGCGTGTAACCGTAGAGGCCGCAGTGGGAATAAAGCTGGTAACAAACGCGCCGGCTTCAAGTTGAGCATACTGCACCGTGCCAGTGACAGTGCAAACCAAAACGCCGGCGGTTGGTGTAAATGTAAATGTGCGCCGTGAAGGGTATGCTCCGGTGCCGGTTACAACTTGAACTGAGGCCCCAGAAAGCGTGATCGTGCCAGTTCCATAAAATGAAATAGTGTATGATTGGGCGGTCACTGAAACGCTTTGCGTACTAAGATTGGTGCCTGAAATATTACTGTTTAATAGCAAGTTTGCTCGCTGCTCCTCAATCAGCAAGCCAAGCGACGCAAGCGTGACGGGATCGTAATCAAAGCGCGGGCCATAGTAAGCCGATGCGACCGTCTGGTTGTACGTCGAAGGCACCGTCTGGTAGGTGACGGCTTCAAGTTGCGCGCCCCAGACGTAAATGCCTGAGGTGCCGTTGCCTGTCGCAATAACGCTATCTCTAGCAGAAAATCGTAATTGTAAGCTACCTGTAGATGTAGCGGTTGCAACAATAGCGCACCGATACCAGCCATTGCCGGCAGGCGTAATAGATGCGCCGGTTCCAGAAACCACCGTACCTAAAGTCAACGAAAATGTCGCGTTTACTGTTGGGGATGTAGTAAAAGTCAATTGAATTTGGTCATATTCTTGCGCTTTAGCATATATAGAAAATATATAGCTTACACCAATTGTTGCGGATATGCTTTGAAAAACTCTAGTTTGAGTTGCGCCCGTCCCCATAGTTATAGTATTAAAGGGTCTGTGAAAGAAGCTGGGAGTCGTCTCATCAGGCGCGGGCAAAATTGAGTTAAGAACTTCGCTGTCGTCTGGTGTCCAACTTGACGCGTTGGATAAGTCTTGAGAGCGCAGCACCTGATTGTTAGGCGCCCAAGTCAATACCCCGGTGCTATCAACCCGTGTGGCGTTGGTTGTGCGGCTGAACGTGATGCGGCCATCTAGCACTTCAGAAAGGAAATTGAGAGATAGCGTAGGCAAAGTGCCGCTTCCCAAAAACCTCGCCCTTGAGCGGAACCGCGACCGGCCCAGCATTAGAAGCCCTCGCCGCCCATAATGTGCAGCGAACCATTCCCAGCAGCTGTAATGTACGCAACGTGCGTATCATCCGCTCGGCGCGTCACCGTCACTTGCTGCGCTTGCAGGATCGGATAATCCGCAGTCGTGGCAACCGATGCATCGTCGCCCGTGCGAACGTAAACGGTAACCGTACCAAGGTTGGTAAAGCAAAGCGACTGCGTACCAGAGCGGATAAGAGACCGAGCCGATGTAGCACTCGGTGCAACCGTTACGCCAGTGCCGTAGCCAGGGTTGAAGGTATATACAGCAGCCATGTCAAACTCCAAACGTCTGTGCCTTACTACACCACAAAGCAGACCATTGCTAGGCCGTTTGCCTTATGCTGGTTATGCGCTCCAAGGCAGCGGCGGGCTTACGACAGGCGGGTTGATCTGCCCAGCGATCTGTTGAGCAACATTGGCTTCGTAGGCGGCGACCGGTTCATTACCCAGCGCGCTTTTGACCCAGCCAACCACCTGATCTTGCGTCAGATCATCGTAGGACGTGAACGGCGCATCGGGGTCAACCATTACCCCGACGGAACCATATGCGCTGCCGGTGTGGGTGCCATCCGTGCCGGTCAGCGTCCAGTGGACGGTGAAGACCACATCGGTCTTGCCGTCACGTTCAGGGTAAGCGTCCATCTGGACAACGGCCCAAGTGTTGGTAATCATGATCCAGTTTCCTTAATGAAGGTCAACCCAAGCACCGGCGGCTCGGACTTGGAGTTTGTCGGTAGTGCTGTTGTAAAGCATGAGGCCGTTCGGCGGCGAGGAGATTGCATCACGCTGCGTCGTGGTCATTCGTGGAGGCAGAAAGCCTGACGTGCTGGATGAAACTTCAAGTCGCGCCGCTGCGCTTGGAGAAATCGTTCCGATTCCGACGACGCCTCCACCGGTGATACGCATCTTTTCAGTTAAGTTTGTCTCGAAGATGATGGGTGCGTTCATTTTCTGCGAGATGACGGCAGAAGTATTGGCGTCAAAATTCAGTTGCGTTGCGCTAGTGCTGTCACCGGCAATAAGCACTACGGTATTACCCGTGTCCCTTACTTCAAGCTTCGCACCGGGAGTACCCGTCCCGATCCCAACTGTGCCGTTGCTGGCGAGAAACATGCGTTGGGAGCCGTTGGTGTAAAACGCCATGGCGTTGTTGTCGCCACCGAATATAAAGTTGTTGTTGTTGTTACCAAAATATATAGTCGCGTCCTCCGCTACGCTGGCCGCGCCGCGCGAAACTAACAAGTCGCCACCGCGAATATCCACCCTCTGCGTTGGTGCAGTCGTCCCGATCCCGACGTTGCCCGCGCTGGTGATGCGCATACGTTCGGAGCCGTTAGCAGAAATGGTAATGTTGCCAGTGCCGCTGTTTATGAGGTCAAGGCTGCCGTTGACGCCGCTGTAACGAATAAATTGAGCGTTGAATACAGAGGGGTTGCCAGCAGAGTGAAAGTCTAGAGACGCATCGGTGGAAATGGCCCGGTTCTGGCCAATTTTAACAGCCCTATCAGTTACAACTGTGCCTGCAAGGTTTGCAAATCCGCTGGCCATATCCAGGGTTGTAAATGGATCATTTGTCCCGATCCCGACGTAACCTGTGTCGGCGATACGCATAGCTTCAGTGCCGCCTACGCTAAACGCAATGTTGTCGGCGTCAGGTGACCACATACCGGTGTTGAGGTCACCGGTGAAGGTGTACGACGGCGTGGCGACTGCGCCGAGGCCGTTAGCGATGTACGGTATGGTGTTTGCGTTCAGAATATTGTTGATCGCCGTGCGCTTGGAAATACCACCCTGCACAATCGGCATTTCTTCAGTGCCTGCCAGGGGGATTGTGGCTACGGGAAGGTCGGTTAATGTTAGCCCGGCCCGAATGTCGGCCTTGACAAAACTATACGGTACCCTTCGGCTATCGCCATTGTTTGGCGACCAGACAACAAGATTATCCCCGCCAGAAAGCGTGGTCAGCAACGGGAGTTGATTGATTGTTGTCATTAGTTCGGCACTCTCATTATACGGAAATTGCGTCCG